GAAACGTTGGGCGGCGAGCAAACAATCATCGCCACGCACCAGGGTGTTGAAATCGAAACAGTGAGGCTCAGTGGATGATTGCTTACCACGGCACGCCGGTAGGTGGGACTCGGCAGGACGGTGCCCGCTTCCTTGCCGGACGGCATGCGCTGGTGCCGTTTCCACGCCAGGACGACATGGGTATAGTCGCCGATGTATGCCAGTCGTTTGTCTTCGACAACGGAGCCTTTTCGATTTGGAATAAGGGCGGAACTCTGGATGTAGACGGCTACACCCGGTGGGTTGAGAAGTGGCACCGGCACCCGGGCTTTGACTGGGCACTGATCCCCGATGTGATTGATGGTAACGAGGCTGCGAATGACGCATTGCTCGCGGTATGGCCGAAGGAGTTGCGCGGCGTACCGGTCTGGCACCTGCATGAATCGCTGGAGCGACTTCATCGACTGGCCACTGACTGGCAGACCGTGGCTATCGGCAGTTCTGGTCAGTGGTCAAGCCCAGGCACCAACCCATGGTGGAAGCGAATCGGCGCGGCGATGGACGCCATCTGTGACGAACATGGCCGGCCAATGTGTCGGCTCCACGGTCTGCGCATGCTTGATCCGGCCATCTTTCAGCTATTACCGCTGGCCTCTGCCGATTCCACAAACGCTGCTGTAAACGGCGGCAGCATAAGCCGTTTTGGCATGTACGCCCCGCCGACCGCAGGCCAGCGCGCCAACGTCATCGCTGACCGGATCGAATCGCACAACAGTTCACCGATCTGGCAGAGAGAAACCCAGGCTGAAATGGCTCTTTAATTGAAGCGCGCTTGATCAATGGGGAACCACTGCCTCCGGTCGGGCGCTTGTGTCTGCACCTCATAAGTCCATTTATCGCCGCATTCCTTGCACTCGTAGCCGGTGACAAGGTCGCCTCCTTTTTCATCTGTCCCGTGATTCAAAAACTTGTCCGTGCTTCCTGTGTCTTCAATTTCACTCATGGCGGCTAAGCAGCAATTACCAATTCCCATCGTTTGAATCTCCTTTGATCCGACCTAATGCCGGGCCGAACACAAATACCCCACTTCAACGAATCACGCCAGCCGGCGAGTTGACGATCGCTATTCCTGCTTGTGGAGGATCGATGAAATAGCAGAGATCACGATATCCACGTGTTCTTTCTTCGACAACCCGACTCGTGGCCATTTGTGTTGAGGGTCAATGCTTACTAACTGACCAGTTTCGAGACGAAGCCGTTCCACAAGCGAGGTAATGGAAGCTGCTGACTGCCCAGCTTTCGCCGCAAAGTTTGCTACCTCGAATGCTAATTCCGCCAGATTGCCAGATTCGATGTTGCGCGAGTAAAGGGTCGCTAGGCCTTTCGATCCTGACCTAAATCGAACTCCATTTCTGCTATCCAGTGGCTGAGCCGCTCCGAGCAACTCGGAAAGCTGTTCCTGTGCATCGCTGAATACACCCATTTACGAATCTCCCTTTCAAAAAATCACATCGCAATACAACGGCGAGGATACGTCTATGTCCGCACAACAGAAGAAACACCCCTTCGATTTCAAAACTCAATACGGACTCGGCTTAAGCACTCAGGATGATGAAATCGTAGTCGACTTCTTCTGTGGTGGTGGCGGTGCTGGTACCGGGCTTGAGATGGGTCTGGGCCGCGCGGTGAATATCGCGAAGAACCACAGCCCTCAAGCAATCAGCATGCACGCCGTCAATCACCCGGGTGCCGTGCACTACACCACCGACGTATTCGACGGCGATCCGGATACCGAGTGCGGCGGCAAGGCGGTGGGTTGGTTCCACATGTCACCGGATTGCACGCATCACAGCCAGGCCGCTGGTGGTCAGCCACGCAAGCGCGAAATTCGCAACCTGTCGTGGATCGGCCTAAAGTGGGCCGGCAAGAAGAAGCCTCGAGTCATCAGCCTGGAGAACGTGAAGCAGATCCTCCAGTGGGGGCCGCTAATTGCCAAGCGCTGCAAGTCCACCGGTCGCGTCGTCAAGTTAGGCGGCGGTGTTGCCGAGCCAGGTGAGGTTGTACCGGTCGGCCAGCAGTTCCTGGTGCCCGACCCGGAGCGTCGCGGTCAGACCTGGGCCACGTTTGTCGCCGAGCTACAGCACCTGGGCTACGCCGTCGAGTGGCGCGTGCTGAAGGCCTGCGACTTCGGCGCACCGACCAGCCGCGAACGCCTGTTCATGATCGCCCGCTGCGACGGTGAGCCGATTGTCTGGCCGGCACCGACCCACGCCAAGCACCCAGTGAAGGGCCAGCTGAAGTGGCGCACCGCCGCCGAATGCATCGACTGGGCGATCCCCAGCAAAAGCATTTTCGACCGGCCAAAGCCGCTGGCACCGGCCACCCTACGGCGAATCGCCAAGGGTATGAAAAAGTTCGTCATCGATGCCGCTGACCCGTTCATCGTGCCAATCGCAAATTGGTCCGGAGAGAGCGTGCAATCAGCGCACGAACCGCTGCGCACTGTCACCTCCTGGCCTCGCGGCGGCTCGTTCGCCATGGCCAGCCCGATCATCGCGCCAGCCACGCACCAGGGCAGCGACCGGATCAACGACCCGCACGCCCCGCTGCCGACGGTCACCTGCGCCAACCGCGGGGAACTGACACTGATCAGCCCGGTGCTGGTCGGTGCTGGAGGCCCTGAATACTCAGGCAAGCCGGTGGCCGTCGATCAGCCTGCCGGCACTCTGATGACGCAGAACCACCGCGCGATCGCCGCGGCACACCTGGTGAAGTTCCGGTTTGCTGATGAGGGCAAGGCGCTCAACGAGCCGCTGCCAACGATCACCAGCGGTGGCAACTACCAGCGCCCGGCCGGGGCCGCCCACGCAATGGGCATCTCGACGGTCTTCATGGCCCAGATGAACGGTGGCTTCAACACCACCGACGCCAAGAGCATTGAAGACCCTATGACCACGGTGACAAACACCGGCAGCCAGCAGCAGCTGGTGACCGCCAACCTGGTGCATCTGCGCGGTAACTGCGATGCACGGGACGCCAATGGGCCACTGCACACCATCAGCGCGGGCGGAACTCACCACGGCTTGGTCACGGCCTTCATGGAGCGCCAGTTCGGCGCAAGCGTTGGCCAAGCCGTCGATGAGCCTGCACCAACGATCACGGCGGGCGGCGGTAAGAGTTCGCTGGTCGAGTTCCAGCTCTCGCCAGAGGTGGAAGCCGGGGCGCTGCGGGTCGCGGCATTCCTGATCAGTTACTACGGTACCGAGAACGTGAGCGGCGCCGGCGAGCCAGCACCAACGATCACCACCAAGGATCGCCTGGCACTGGTCACAGTGACAATCAGGGGCACGCCGTACGTGATCATCGACATCTGCCTACGGATGCTGCAGCCCGCCGAACTGTACAAGGCTCAGGGCTTCCCCGCCGACTACATCATCAGCCATGGCGCCGACGGCAAGCCATTCACCAAAACCCAACAGGTGCACATGTGCGGTAACAGCGTCAGCCCGCCGCCTATGGCAGCACTGGCGCGTGCCAACGACCCGTGGCGCGCAGCGGTCGCGGTTCATCAGGCAGCATAAATTTTATAGAAACCCGACGAACGGTCGAAGAATACCCCCAGAAAAGGGGCACTGCCTTCCCACTATTAATACATGTGAATCATTTCTAGATTCATATCAACGTGAGTAGGTGCTGTCTCTATGAGTAAAAAATGTGAGTGCTGCAAAACCGTTTCAGACCGGGAAAAAAGGGAGCACTTCTGTGCTGGAATCTTCTTTTCCGTCGTTGTGGCTGGCTTCTTCTATTACTGGGGGTACTGGCATTTCTAAATCGAGCGCTGTGACAAGCGCGTGATGTACACAAGCAGATGGCTGCACCAACGCAGCCATCGGCTACCTCAATACACAAGCAACACCATTCCTTTTGCTCACTCCCTCCCCTTCAAAGTCAGCCGCTATAGAGGATCAAAATCCCCTAACCGATCGCGGGCGATTGGGACGGCGTACTCAAGCAGCTCAAGTGGAACATCCTGTTCGAACAGGGTTACTTCAAAACGCAATGTTTCGTCGTTCCTAAAGATTTCAAAAACCGGCCCGCGCTCACCTCGCCAGCACTCCAGCGCAAGGCCATCGTGACCTTCGACAACGCTCGAAGCGTGGCAAAACTGATATTCAATTCCGTGCACGACCACATCACACCTCCCTCATATGTGGTGGCAACGATACCTCTCCCCTATATGAATTTGATAGCCGCTATAGCGGCAAAGGAACAGTCATGCCTGAAGAAATCGTTTTGATCCAGCCTGTCCCAGTTGTGCGCGAGTCGGATGGCTGGTGGCACCACCCCGATCTGCCGATGTTCGAAGAGGACCAAGGTGAAGAATCGCGGGAGTGGGTAAAGGCTCAGGGCTTGACCATCGTCACCGCCGAAATGGAATACGAGGTCGATACCGACAACGACCCGTACTTTGAGCAGGGCGAGGGCTCTTGCGCGCACTGGGAACCGAGCAAGCCCGATGGCGAAGGTTGGTTTGTGCTGGCCATTTCCGACACCGACAACGGCCCGGCTTGCTGGTGGGCACGGCGGGTGACGCCATGACCCTCCCCGCCCTCGCCTACATGGCCTGGCTCATCTACTCGGGGCCTAGCCGATGAGCAAGTAGGAGTCCCCCTCGCCAGTCGCTCAGGGACGAGCTGATCAGGCTGCAACTGGCGAGGTGAACAAATAGACATGGCTCACCCGTTCCACTTGCATGACTCCCCAAATCAAATTTCTACAACTCATCTTCCCTACTTCTGCCGCCACCAACGGCAGGGAGCATCTCTATGGAAACTGAAATTCTCTCCGACGAAGAGCTGGCGGATCTCACCGGCTACAAGGCCAGGGCCTACCAGCGGCGCTGGCTGACTGATCGCCAGTGGGTGTTCGTCGA